ATTATCGCTACGCACGCAATAGAAATTGCGCCAATTGTTTCGGCCGACACCTGCAGCCAAACCATGGCCACGATACCGGCAATAACGACTGCAACCACGGCCACACTTGGCCAACGAATTTCATTCTTCATGATGAGAACTCCTGTCGAATATAAATTTGTCCAAAAAAGACCGTAAACGCTCGACTTCTTTCTCGACTCGAGCAAGAGTTTCCGTGAGCCTGCCGACCCAATAAATTAGGGTCACAAAAGCTATAAATGTAGTGATGAAGGCTGGCACGAACCATTTCGCCAGCTCGTGATCTATCAATTCGTTCATGACACGGCGTCGCCGCCCTTCTCCGCTACGAGAGCGGCGTGATCAAACTGGTGCTGTTACGGGAACCGTAAACATTTTCGATCCCATATCCATCATCCGAGTGACGGTAAACGAAATATAGTCGCCGTTGTGGTACCCGTTGTCGGCGGGCCGCATCGTTACCTGTATTTCATTGTCATTTACTACTGCCACCGTGCCTATAATATTGTTGCCGTTCACTCGTACGCCTGGAGCATTTGGATCTGTGCTCACGCCGAGAAACCCTGTCCCGGTTATTGTGATCGCAGACAATTGATTTTCCGGTACGCCAGTCCCGGATGCGGTGGACGACGCGCTCAATATGCTGGTGATTTGATTGGTGCCTATCAAGTATACTCCCGTAGAATCCACCGAACATGTTACTGAGTTTACGTTGACGCCGTTGGCTCCCCCGCTTGCCCCAGGGATCTCTCCACCGCCGGGAAGGATCGAGTTATTGGCCCAGTCATACGGAGCTAATCCGCACGTACTAAAATTGACGACAGTAATAGTGTATGCTTGCCCAGGGGCGGGCTGCTCGAGTACAAAACTCCATCCATCAGCCGGGGTAGCGAAACCGGCTGGCTCGTCTCTAATCAGCACGAATCTAGCTATAGGCGGATGCGGTTGACTGGCTCTGTCCCATCGAAATAATATACTGCTATTCAACGTCTGAATCTGGCCGTCAACGATGTCTATAGCGCCCTGCACAAAATCCTGAGTCGCGTACGCATCCAACGGCGGTGCAGGCGCCGAGTACCATAGGCCAGACCGAAACTCGAGAATATCTCCGTCTTGAGATGGCGAACCATCCTGCCGGGTCACGGAAATTGCGCCAGGTGAAATGGCACCAATTTTTAGCTTTATTGCGCCGTTTATTTCGTCATCTTCCGCCGTCGCTTCACCTTCGATTTGCAAAATTGCGCGGCTGGGTAAATCCTGCCCTAAATATCGAACCGTCCATGGTCCTAGCAATTCCTCGATCCAATTTGGCTTTTTCCTGTTCGTCACAGTTATATCCTCGTTTCTGTCCAAATAATTTCGACCCACCCTGCGCCGCCTCCGGCCCCATGCTGAGCGCCAACAAGGCCTCCGTATTCGCTATAATCCCCAAAGCCGCCACCACCACCACCACCACCAAAAGTGCCAGGGGTCGCCCCTTTTGTGAGGTCTGCTACGCCGCCCATGGCTTGCCCCCCTCGACCTGCCAGCCCCAATGCGTGCCCGCTGGCTCCGCCACCGCCACCGCCTCCATACGGATAGTTCGTTGGATGGTACGGGGCCCCCGCGGCCCCTCCTGGATGCAGAGCTGACGCGCCGCCAGGCTGGCTATCCCATCCTCCGCATTGCAGCCCGAGTAGGAACTGTAATGCTATTAGCTGATTCGCCGCTATTCCGTCAAGAGACAAGCGAATAGCCGGCGTTCCACTCGCGTTCCCGCCAGTCGCTCGAGCGAGAGCCCCATTACTCGACCCGCCAGCGCCACCAAGTGCCCCGCGGGCCACAATATTTGTGCCTGGGTTTGACGCGCTGATAATCGAACTATCTTCTCCGGCCGCTCCGTCACCCCCATTCCAACCCGTGATTTCCTGCCCGACCATTCCAAAGGCCCCCCCAAAACCCCATGTAATCGCGAGCGAATCACCAGGATAGACGGAAATAACGCGGACAATCGGAACGGAAGCGGCTCCGCCACCGCCGCCTCCAGCGTAAATAGCAGGAGCTATCCTGACGTCCTGTAGTCCGCCTCCACCTCCGGCCCCGCCGCCACCAGCCAACACGACAAGGGCTCGAGTTACGCCAACAGGCACAACCCATGTTGCAGAGCCGCCGTAATTGCCATCGCCAAACAACACCGATTGGAGCGCTGGACGGTTGGCTTTTAGCCACGCCGTCCGATCGCCTAACGCCGTAAACGCCACGTTGACCGACGACGCAGCAATTGCTGTCGTTCCATCGTCAGGGATAAAATAACTGACCGGAAAAGAGGTCGAATTACCGGGACACTGAGTCATTAGTCGTACTCCCAATATCTGCACGTCGTCAAATCACGTCCGCTTGGAACACGTGGACCGTCGCCCGTTGTGCCCCACATCCCCCATGTGCCATCAGGGCACGACGCTGAATTATTTGGATCAAATCGATCCGGATCGCTCGTCCAAATCACGCAGCGAACATGGGTGTGGGCGCCTTTCACCTTTTCGATTTCGCTCGCTATTATCGTGTAGTCCGACTGTCGAACGCTATGCCCCAGCCCCATCGCGTTGACACCCCATATCTTGCCAGGGGTCCCCCACACCGGCGATTTCTGCCATTGCGCCGGGTAAACAACGACCCAAGTTTCCCACCAATTATTTGCTCGCTCTGGGTTAGAAATTGAGTCCCAATCCCACGCCATTTTTCCACGCGTAACCGTGCCGTCGCGATCGAGCATCACCCATAGCCCCGAGCGATTGATTACTCGTACCCGTGGATGGTCGTAAAGATAGTCATGAATAACACGTGCGATAGCGAGCGACGAGCCCCACTCTTTGACTCGCCAGATCCAACCGCGAAGCTTTTCTGCGTAATCGTCGTCAGACTCTATTTGCCCACGAATTATCCCGCGTTCTGGACCAAGATATTTTAGCGAAGTCGGAGAACCACGCGCTCGCGAAGCAAATTCACCATCGCTTACCGCATGGATCCCTGCGTCAGCCAACAGCGTAATCGTCCAAAGAATGCGATAGCCGACCGAACCGATCGGCCCCGATTCATTAAGCCACGATGGCAAAAACGTAGATATTCTACCGCGTAAACCTATCATGACGGCGAAAAACTTACGAAAAAAATTGACGTGTTTACGGCCACACTATTGGGGTCGATCGGAATATCTTCTTGGCCTTCGAACACCATTTTGATGACGTCGAAGAACCCATTGATTCTGAGGTCGCCGAGCACCGCGGCCCGGATTGCATCACCAAACAAATACCCCTGGCCGCCCTGATAGAGCGACACGCCGCCAATCGGGTAGGTGGAGATAAAGTTTGCCATCGCAATTTGCGCACGAGAAATAATTGCGTCCCGCGATCCGCTCCGCGTCCAGATCGTAAGCGTATGACTCGTCTCTTGCTGCTCGGCACCAACAGCCGTTGCCGTTACACCATCAGGACGGGCCAGCACCTCGATAGATTGCGCAACGGCAGCGAGCTGCTCGTCAGTGGGCGCTCCCGTTGCCGTCGCGCAAATTACGATGACCTGACCGGCCGAGCGGAGAATGCGCGTGCGCGTAATGCCTGCTGGCGTACCATCTGGCATCGTCGCGTTACGCGCGGCTGCATCGTACGCGTCACGTGGCCCGTACACGCTCCATGTAGCTTTCGTTGCGATCGCACGCGAGCGAAGATTCTCTGGTGATTCCTCGTCGTTTCCCACGAGCGCAATCGTATTCGTGCATGACACACGATTTAGGGTGCTCACCAGCGTGTCGATTTCACCAACACCCGCACTGCTTGCAGCACCAGCTTCAATCGCCGTAACGTCAACATCAATCGTCGAATTCGACGGAAGAACGAACGCCTGCGATACCCGATATTGTTTATTTGTCAGCGACGATTTGACCAAAAATTCGTCAGCCCCGAACGTGTATATTGCACCGCCAGCATTAGTAAGTCGCAGCGCTTTTGAACCGGCAGCAAATGTGGCTGGAAAGAAGTCAACGCCGAACACGTCGCTCGCGCGAGCCTTGAGCCATTCTCCTTGTGCGGTCGAAATATACCCTCCCGCCACCGCTGACGAAACAAGCGACAGGCCCATCGAACCCACTTGCGCGACGACACCGACAATACTCTTCGCCACGCTGCCAACGCGCCACGAGCGGGCCGGGATATTGATACGTTCCAGCGCTCCGAGCAACCAGTCGAACGCGTCGTTAGCCGGAATTGCTTTTATTAGCGAGTCGATGGAAATCATAGCAGCCTGACCCCATTCGGGCTCATAGCGAGAGCGACCGTGACGAAAGTATCGTCCACAGCCACAACCAGAGATAAAGTGTAGTTGTCGGGATTATCCGGCTCTGGCGTAATCGTGCATTTCGCATCCGAAAACCTGTCGTCTTTTTTGACCGCCGTCTCGATGTCTTTTGCGAGCATCGGTGGTAGTTGCTTGCCAAGAAAGCGCTCGAGCCCAAAGCCCCAGTCGGGATCTTGGAGCAACGTCATGGGCTCGGTAATGAGCAAATGATAGATATCCTGCCTCGCCGTCGCAATAGGATCTGCGTCGCGCCCCCAGAGGTCGACGTCGTCACCACACGCGATGTCGAAGTACTCGGTCATTGCGACGTAACCTTTTTGCTGGGGCAGTCGGAAGAGAGAGGTTTCTGGGCGACCTCAATGGCTGCCGAAATTACTTTAAGGATTTTGCTCAAAGCAGATCCAACCAATGGACTCGCATCTGTAGGTGGAGTATCCGCAGCAGAGGCGGCAGCATCGACTGCATCTTTTAGCGCTGAAGCAAACGTCAAAATCGCCGGCGCTAACGCAATAGGGTCAGATCCACCAGCAAGCTCAATCCCCCCGGCCTGTTCGCCGATTGATACTTTTCCGGCCTGTCCTCCGACCGCCACCGTCGTTGACGTCTTTCCAACCTCTACCGATTGCGATTGCTCCCCAACCGACACCTTATCAGTCGCATCCAAATTCAGTTCGACCGGCCGCCATCCGTCGTTCTCTGGCGGCTCGTAGAACGCGATAAACGGGCGCTGCGGGTCGCCCCCGCGAAAACCTACAAGCACTTGCGAGCTAGGCGTCAGCGCCGCCTTATAGCCCGACGTGCCGGCCCAAACCGAAACCGGAATGAGGTCAGGTATACCGTCCGAAGGGTTGACTGCCTGCAATTCCACGCGGTCGCCTGCCATGGCAACGACGCGAAATTCGTAAAACCGAGAATAATCAATTCTCGTCGCCGCTCGAGCGATCGTAGCCAGGTTATCCATCAACTCATTGACGGCCCCGGCCTTTGTGGGCGCTTCCGCGCGCAGAAAGAGCGTGCCGCTAACCGCGCCGTTCGAAATCACATCCTCGACCGACTGCACAATCAGTGTACCGAACCGAGAGTCGGTAATTACCGTTCCGGGCTCGACTAGCACATCGCAAACGAACGTTGCCGTGCCCTGCGATGGATCCCAGTTCTGCACCATGAGCGACGGATCGGCAGCGGGTTGAGGACGCTTGCCAACCCTGGTAATTCCATCCAGCCCGACCCACCAAGTGATGCCGGCAAAAATCTGGCTTGCTGGACCATTCCGACGCACGAAATCAGGGCCCAAAACAGGAGGCTCGAGCACCGTTACCGTCTCGCCAACCTCGCTCGCCGTCGCTGACGCCACTGCCATGAATTGCAGTCCAATATCTGAGTGATAATGCTGCGCACGCACCATCTTTTGCCAGCCTCCAGCGCCAGCTAAAACCCGACATGCTCTGCGTTCGCCAAACGCCCCCGAAAGCGTATCGTCGACCGTGCCGACCAAATTTATTGTCCCATCATCATTCGTGATAACGCACGAACCGGTAGGCACCTCGTCAGAAATCAGCGTAATTTCCGCCGTCCAAACGCCTGACCATCCAGCATTCCAGCGCAACGAGGATATATTCTGACCATTGATCGTAAGTGGCATTTTCACCCTCCACGTAAAGCTTGGAGTCTTGCACTATTCTCCACAAGCGCCTTGTCTGCTGCCGTTTGCGGGGGGACGGGCGGCGCTCCTGATTCGGCCGGAATCGAACCGCGCGGTTTCACCATATTCTGTATCGGCGGCCGGTACTCAACCAAATTTACGGTCACAATCCACGGTCCGCCTTCTCCACGTTCTGGAGAGCCGACTTTCTCGACGCCAAACCCGTTTTTCCCTATTTCTGCGTCAGAAAAAATAGGATGATCGATCATGATCCAAAAAGGTTGCTTGTCGCTCGGGGGCTTGAAAACTGAGCGAAAATCACTCCACGCAGCAACGTCATCATACGCCGCGAGCGTGAACGTCAACGTCGGGTGCGCAACCCCGCGGCCCTTGAAAATTGTCCGCGCACCGTCGAGCGCATATCCGGTCTGAATATCCCAATTGAAAATTTGCTCGGCGCCAGAAATGCGCACGACGCCAGGCGAACGCTTACCGGCGATTACGACATAATTGAGCGCGCTAGAGCGGGTGTCAATCATGCTGCCACCCCATTCGACATCCCCGCGCGTACTGCCATTGCGAGCGAAGAAATAAAGGATGGAGATTGCAAGGATTCAGCATCATCTTTCGAGCTGACGCTGATGTTGATCGTTACGTTACCGTACCGGGTCGAATTGTCCGTCGTCGTGGATTGACTCGACGCCCCGCCGATCGCCGCCTGCGCCATGCTTTGCGTCGCACCCTCTGCCTTCTGCGTGCCTCGCTGTACACCACCAACGAACCCATCAACCGAATTCTCGCCGTAACGCTCGAAGGCTTTCGACGGCGAATGTGCGTCAATTCCTTTGGGCCCCGTAAACGCGTCTTTTATCGTGCCGGCGAAGCTCGTAATGGCATCATAAGCAAACGTGTAGTATCCTTTGATGCCTTTGACGATCCCCTCGACGATGGCTCTTCCGGCCCCAATAAAACCATCTGCGGTGAATGCATCAGTGATGGATTTTTTGAGCTCAAGGAAGAAAATCTCAACCTTCATTCCTCCGACAACCAACCACTTAAAACCCTCGACCAATACAGGGATAGCTTTTGCCGCGACGTCGACAAATCCCTGTCCGAGCGTCGTCATAAATTGCTTCACCGCTGCTCCGAGCGGCGCGTTCGGCGACAGTTGACCGAACGCATCCTGTAGCGCCTTTGAAACAGGCGTCAGATTGATTCCGCTCGACAGGCTGCGGAATGTCTCCATGAATTTCTTCGGCGCATTCTCGAGCGAAAATGCATTTTCGATATTTAGTTTGCCGAATTTCTTTTCTGCAGCCTTTGCGAGCGCCTCGGATCCTGCCTCGATTGACGCGCGCCCAGAACGCAATTCCTGGGCAGCCGCTGCAACGCTTTTCTTTGTTCCGGCCGCGTATTCTTTAGCGACCTCGTCAAAATCAATTCCTGTCCCATCGAGCTCGTAGCGGCCAATCGCCATGCGACCAGTGCGCTGCATGCGCGTGATGAGGTCTTGGATTTTCGCCCCGGCCTGCGAGTCAATGGCTCCAGTGACTTGCGAAACGGCCTTGAACGTGTTGACCATGCTCGTACCGGTCAACCGTGTCTTTGCGAGCGACACCGCCAGCGCGTTCAATTCCTCGGTGCCTTGCGGCACCTTCTTGGCCATCTCGGTAATCTGCGTACCGAACGCCTTTGCATCCTCGGCGTTACCGAGCAACGCCTGCCTCTGGCGTTGCATTTTTGCCGCTGCGTCAGACGACGAGAGGCCGAACGCGACCAATGCAGCAGTACCAGCGGCAGCACCTATTACGAGTGCCCCAATCGCAACGACCGCCGCGCCAGCAGCCCCCGCAACGAGCCCAAGGCCTTCTCCGACAGCTGGAAGCGCCGATGAAGCCAGCGGTTTGAGCGCCGCTACGCCGGCTTGCCCGATTTTGACGACGCCGGACGCGAGAGGCTTGACCGCAGTTCCAACTTTCGCCGCCGCTTTGCCGACCGCCCCAGAAATGGCGCCAATGACTTTTTTGGCAGGCTCTAATTTGGCCCCGATCGCCTGCGAGGTCTTGCCGAACGTGTCTCCTATTTTTTTTGCCGTAGGTGCAAGTGCGGAACCAATTTTATTCTTTACCGGCACCAATTTATCTTTGACTGGCGCGAGTGCCGACTTGATCTTGTTTTGGGCAGCATCGAAGCGCCCACCAATCGTGTTCCCAATGGGCGAGAAAAACTCGCCGAAGTCGCTCTTGGCGCCACGCAATAATTCCGCCGCGCGCTTGATGCCGCTGGTGTGCTCTTTTACGCTTTTCGCAGCCTCTTCGTATTTTTTGGCGCTCTTCGCCGCTTCCTCATACGACGAACCTTGGGCGCGGATCTTGAGCGTCAAGTCAGAGATAACTTCGCGAGTTTTTGTTACCTGATCTTTCAGTTCTTTTTTCGCTGAGCTGACTTCATCTGAATTCCCTCGTAATCGCTTCAGATCGCCCGAAAGTTTCTTAACCTCCGCTTCGTATTTCTCAATTTCCTTCGCCGCCTCTTCGACGGACGTCTTCATCTCGCGCGAGGACTTCGCGGCGTTGCCGTCAATACTGACGCTGAACTTGGCTTCTTCTTTTCCGCTACTTGCCACGGAGAGCCCTCATCGTGCTGGCAATTACCGCACACGCCGCAATGGCGTTCGCCTTACGTGCACCTCGTAACTTACGATCGCCTGCAAAAAGCTCGAACAAGCACTCTGCCGCTACGCCCTCGTGATGTAGAGCGCGGAACACGAGGGCTTCTATTTTTTTTCCTGTTCAATCTCGATGCTTTTGATAAGTTCTTTCAAAAGCTTGGTGACCAAATGATCGACGAGCCCCGGGTATTTCACGAACTTCGCTTGCGCAGTGAACTTGTCCGGATCAATAATCGTCGCTCCAAGATAGCTCTCATGAGCCTCGCGACTCGAAGCATTATTGAGAAGCGCATCAAGCTCAACGTCCGACGGCTGCCGGAACGCAAACGCGCCGGCTCGCGTTTCAATGACCAAATAATCGAGTCCGTGCGAGCCAAGTTTCGCATGCTTTTTTCGCATGCGTAGCGCATCAAGGTGCGTACGCTGCGATGAAACAAATGCTTCCTTGTCCGCTGATGCAAACTCGTCTTCGAGCGCCTGTAATTCTTTGAGTTCTTCTTCTGTAAACATAATATCCTCGATCATAGCGATGGTATGAGATTGATCAGAGCGTACCCATTGGTCGTAATGTACGTAGGCTTGAGCGTGTATTGCATCACCAGATGCGAGCCGTCTGCACTCACCGACTGGCTGCGATCTGTAATATTGCAGCTATTGAGCGAAGCGCGATAGCTCCTTATCCCCATGTCCTCGGAAGCCGAAAAACCAAGCGTGAAATTTTTCGACGCAAGCGCTAACCCGGTCATGAGCTGCGTTGGATCTGCCAAGAGCATCGCCTCGAACAGCAAGGCCTCATCGAGGTATATCCCCATTGTCGCCGTGCACGTGTACACTCCGGGAGCTTTGCCCGCGGGCGGCCCGTTTTCGTTCATGGGCGCAACGGTTTCGTGCGGCTGTGACTCGGAGAAATCAATCGTGTCAACCCCGGATATTCGAAATAATCCGTTGACTCGAATTGCGACCGAATTTCTGGTAAATAATTTCCCATTCAGGCGAATAGGCCCCATGACGATCCCCCTGCAATTATTGGCTAGGAATGACGCGGACGAGGCCCGCTTTCCCGACGAATTTTTTGACGTATCCGAGCGGAACAACGCCAAGACTGAATGTCCACGTGTCCGTCGTCAGAAGATTATCTGTCCGCGATAGGGCGAATTTGACATTGCTGACTCGCCTGGGTGTCACGTACTGAGTACGCAAATCGGCAAGGATTGCGTCTTCAATGGCCGACGCAGCATCGTCCTTCGGCGTTCCTTCGTCATTTAGCGGTACGCTCTGGGAGAGACGAATTTGCAGCAGCGAAAACGTCGTCTCAATGACTCGATTGAGAATCGCCGAAAGCTGAAAATACCTGAAATCGCTTCCAGCTCCGGAAAGTAGCCGACCGTTAGTCACGTACGTGCCCGGAGAAATGGGCTTGCCTCCCCATGTCCTTAGCGTCGTTACCCCAAGATCATCGAGACCTGGCCACCGCCGTTCGTCGTGATATCGGGTCTCTCCATCCGCCGTCTGCAAAAATACACTTGGCAGTGCGCCAAGTGATTTAGCCGCCGAATCCTGCGAGTCGTCGATCGTCACCGTACGCACGGCGAACCCAACAGCAGGGCGCATGCGTAGCCGGCGCCCGCTAATCCCCGACACGGTCTCGCAGCAATCGGCGCAAACGCTAACCTCTGTACTTTGTACCTGAGAAACGACAGACGCAACGTATGCCTGGTACGTTGGCCGATCTTCGGTGTCGTATTTTCGAGCTCGAAGGTTGAACATAATTTCCGCGTACTGGCCGTCTTTATGGGCCTGCCTCACGAACGCATCGCCGCCGGCGAGCATCGTTGTGTCCGCATCAGCGAGAACGAGCGCGCGAAGCCAGAGCCCGCTGTAATCAGTCAATCCGTCGTATGCAGCCTGCACGTCGGACGAATTGAGCTGCGGGCCCGTCGTCGTCACCGACCACGTGTCACCGTCGACGAAAGTCTCTCCCGCCGCGCCGAGCGCGAACGACACGCCCGAGTCGCACGCCAGGGTCAGGAGCGTTCCGAGGCGTTGAGCCGAGCTCCAATTCACGCCGCCGTCGAGCGAATAAATAAATGTAATGCCGTCTTCGCCAAGCGTACCACCGGCAACAATTTGAACTTTAACGTCGTATCCATTGTCCGGCTCGGTCGCGCCGGCCGTAACAACGGCCGTCCCCTGAATTCCGGTCACGTCAATTGTGCCGTACGAGCCTGGCATTGACGCGTCCGCACGCAGAAGAACAACGGGGCAATTCTGGCCGATGGCGTAAACACCGGCCTCGGCCAATTCTCCACCGCCAAATGTTGAAACAATATCCGTCTTACTCGTTAGCGTATACGCAACGTTTGGCCTTCCCGCTGACGCTGCACCGATAATGGCAAGAATTCGCTCAGTACCCGACGCAACGGATAAATTGCCGTCCGTCTTAGCAATTTCGACACTCGGAATCATATTACCCCCTACGCCGGCTTCGGTTCACCCGGCCTCGGCCCCACAATGACTTCCGGAGATTTGAGATCCGAAAGAGGAATATTCAGCGACAGCGTCGCGATAAGCTCCGCCCCATAAATTATATGTTTTCGCTCAACCGACCATTGAGCATTTAGCCACTCGTATTGCCCCGCGTACGCGCGTTGAAGCGCCTGCGTTACGGCTTCCCAAAGGTCGTAGCAAATATGCCGATGGTAAATATCCGACTTATTTTCTGGATCATATCCGGCGAAAGCGACCTCGTAGATAAACTTCGTGTCGAGTAGATGTCGTGGATTGTCGCCAATAAATATTGGTGCAATAATTTGAATATCGTTCGATGGCGTGAATACGACGCGTTTCGCGCCGCCTTTCCCAAAATTGGTTTGCATTGGGCGCGCTTCGACGCCCGCGTCAACGACGACGTCCATCCCTCTGACGTTCTTCAGGAAATTGCGAACATCGTCGACAATTCGGACGAACATTACTTGCCCCCCATCACGCGCCCGAACACGCGCTCGGCGGCAGTCTTGAGGGCCTTGCGAATTCCGTCCGGAATATCCCGCGTGTAAGTCGGGATAATCATTCGCTGCGGAGCGTGAAATTTGGATCGCTTGCCGGTCTTTTCTCGCTTGTGCGCTGCGCGTTTGCGGGCACGCTCAGCTGCTTTGGTTTGAGAAGTCCCGCCAGCTCCGAATTGGTGATAAACGTACGGGGGTTCAACGCTCAGCGTGATTGTCCGGCCCAATACGGACGACTGAATTGCGTCGGCGGCCCCCTTCAGCGCTTGCCCGCCCGCTTGAAGCGCAGGCCATGCATCGCCATATGGATCGGTACCCGCTCGAGCGGTATCGCGAACGGCGTCAGCAACGTCTTTCTCCGCCTCTTTCGCTATCCCATCGTTGAGCGCCGTGAGCTCCCCGATGCGCTTTGCGAAGTCGCGCATGGCGTCACCACCGGAAGACATCGGCAGCCTCCCTTTGGCGGTCCATCCACGTGTAAGGGTCGGCCTCGGAATACCCGAATGGCGCCCCTTTGGTTATTGCGGTCGCATCTTCGGCATCATTCAGCGGCAGGTCGTAAAGGCCATTCTGAGCATCAGCGGCCTCCTGCATTTGCTCGCGCGCAGTGGCGGCCTCTTGCAAGACCGCTTGCGCGTGCTCGTCGGACGGATCCCAGCCTCGGCGCTGATACAGATCCACCTGCACAAGCGACGTGAGCCAACCGGCTGCAATTTCCGGTACCGGGTCAACAAATGGAACCTTGTACCGTTTGCGGAGTCTCGAATAAATCTCGCTCGTACGCGCTACGAGGCGCGCCTCGACGTAAGACGCCGGCAATGCGTCCACCCAATCGGGCGGCATAATTGTCCGGATCTTCAGACCCTCAATGTCTAATATTGAGTTCGCGAGAGGCATTTCTGGCCCTCACTCTCTGGCGTCGACGGTCGAAGGATCCCTCGGCCGCCGACGTCAAAGTGTGAAGTATTAGGCTCCTGGTTTACACAAATACGCTAAGAAAGGATGGCCGTAGGCGGCAGTGTTGGTGCCGTCATGATCCCACTGAAATTCCTTCATACGGCTCAATTGAGACTCATCCATCCAACCGTAGAAGCGGGTTTCAAACGGGCGCGGAGCGCTCCACATGAACGCACCCATTTCGTCGCTGAGAATATTGTCGACGCCGATGACATATTGCCCAGCAGGCAAGTCGTCGAGCTCTGGACACGCGATAATTTCGAGCGGACGATTTGGTTGCGGCCCCGTGTTCGTCGTCGCCGAAATCACGCCGGCCTGGATAACCATATTTGCCAGGTCGAAATCAGCGGATTGAACAAGAATCACGGACGGAACGAGGAACCGCGGAACCCCATTGACCGCTCGCTGCGCCCGGATTTTCGCAACCGCTTGACCGTAATTGAAACGTCCGAGCAAAACATTATCCATCTCGCTCGCGCCCGTTGTTACACGCAGCGGAACGTTGGTGATAATGTTGGAATACGTCGGGCCCCCCGTCGTCAACGGGTAAATTGGGTGACTCGCCGAGAAGAACGGCACGCCGTCGTAGCTCGGCTGCGTCGTGCCATTGAGTAGCAATTTGAACAGCTGCTGCTGCGGATAATACGCCGACGCGGCACCAATTTGACGCGCCCAATTGCCGGCGAAATCGTAGGCGGAAACGGTCGACCCGCTCGCCAGCTTCAGTTGATTGAACTCGATTTCGTTGCGCGTGAGCCGAAGCCCTGCACCGACGTCGGAGTTTTCAATCGCGTACGCGACGCCAGCCATATCGTCGTAGCGTTTATTGCCGCCGTCCCCCTCAGGATAAAGACGAACGCTGTCGAGCAGCCAGTTCAGAATATCGCGCTTCGTGCTGCTTTCGCGCGTCTTCATGATCCGGTCCCACATCAAATACTGAATGACGCGGTCCCAGTTTGTGGACTGCAGAGTTTTGATCTGCGTCTCAATTGTCCATAACAGATTAGGTGCGAGCTGCATGGTTATTTGATCTCCGCCCAGACGCCCTCATCGGTTACGTCGTAGACAATGGTATTGGTTGCGGAATCCGCTTGATAGGCCGTAAACGTCTGTCCATCGAGCGCCGAGCACGGCGTCTCGCGCATCGCAGGCGTAACCGTGCCGTCGTTTTTGCGCAGGAAAAGCCAGCGCTCGCGAATGAAATGAACATCCGCAACCTGCGCGCCAGCGGCTCCGCCAGTATTATCGACAGTCTCATAAAATCGACCGACGATAATTTCGTTCTCGTCGCCGCTTGCCGTCCGATAAAATCCGTTTAGGCAAACGGCCAATTCCCCCTTGACGACCTGAACCCCCGCTGCAAGCGGGCGCTTATCGCGGCCAGCTGAACGGACGGAACCCGGAAGGCCCATCGGGCCTACAGTTGCCGGTAACATTATTTACCCCCAATTACGGCCGCGGCCGCTTTCGCTTTATTTGCCATATATTCGCGCGGTGGAACGGTCGGCAGAATGAGCCGCTCCGGAGTCTCAACCGGAGCCAACAGGGCTGAGGCCCTGTAAGTGCCGAATCCGCGCTGGACGTCTTCGAGGTCGCGCCCCTGAAGACCTCGTTCCTCGCGAGCTACCCCACGAGTCGCTGCTACCCTCTCGATTGCCGGCTCTTTCGCTGGAATAGCTGAAACGAGGCCCTGCACGATTGCCAAAGGCTGCGCGCTGGCCCACCGACGCAGCGATGGATCCATGTCCTTGCCGTGCGTAGCGAGAAGGTGATCTCGCTGCGCGTCCTGAATCTGCCGCACAGCTGACGCGGCGACCGTATCCACCGACACAACCGGTGGTGGGGCTGGAACTGCTGGAGCGACAGGCGCTGGCGGCTTATTCGTTTTCGCCGTGGCAGCAATGGGATCGACCTTATCAGGCTGATTGCTTTCCGCCCCCACCGGAGTTTCGCTTGTCGCTGCATCGCTGGACGATGGCGGCGCCGATGGCGCATCGCTGCCGGCCGTCTTTTGCAGCTCGTTGAGCAAATTGGTAATTGATTCTTTTGCAACGGCCGGATCTTCGGCCGCTAACGCGGCACGCAGAGCGGCCAAAATAACATCCAGATCCATGCTTTCTCCCCTCGTCGCCAAAACTCGAGCGCTATGCGTGCCCGGATCGCCGACTAATGAAACCCGATATAAAGCGGTAATTTCCCCAGTATCTTTGTCGACGTCGTATTCCGGCGATAAGAACCGCCGCTCTCCCGACTCGATTTGCTGCCTCGCGAAATCCGACCAAGAAAACACCAACCACGGTGCGCCGTTACGCAATTCGAGTTTGGCGTATCCGCCGGTAGGCGCTGGCTCGCCATTTTTGAGCGTCGTGCCAGCATGCTCAATGTCGATCAAAAGAGGGTTACCTCGCGCGAGGTACCGATCCATGACCTCTTTTCGGCTTCGGTCATCCCAAATGTGAACGCCGTAATCCGTAGAATTCTGGCCGGAATTCCAGAGCTGAATTTCCGCTGGCGGTGTCCTCGCCGCGAAAGCTTTGACCGTCCGAATCATGCTGCCAACCCTCCTTGCAGAAGGCGCAACTCGGGAGGCTGCGGCGACAATTTATTATTTATTGGCCGCCATAGAATTTTCCAGTTGTGCGATCCGTCAGGCGCAGTCTCGAAGTCCCGAATGCGCTCAATTCCGCAAAGACGGCAGCGATTTGATGAACCGTGCTCGCAGCGAGCAAGTGCGTACTCCGTCATCTTTGCGGCCAATTTCTCGGCTGCATCGTCGGCTTGCGCGTCGTCCATTTCCGAACGATTCACTGTAATGTCGAGCGGAATTGTCGGCACTCGGAAACGAGTCAGTATCTCGCTCACATCACTGCACTGACCCCTTGATCTGAGAGCATTATCAATATCCTGAATCGCCTTCGCGCACGCAGAAAGTGCTTCGCCCTCCGTTTTCAGATCAACCGGCGCTCGCGTGTCCCACGCGATAAGACCTCGGGCTCCTCGCCCGTAGAGTCGGTTGATAAGTGGTCGAAGCCCCTGCGAATTGATCGTCGTCGCAACGCCGAGTCCATCACCTTGGATGAGATCGCTGCGAATTGTCGCGTGGATGTCCGCGTTCGCGAAGCCGGCGCCTCCGTCAATGGTGACGATTTGGCCGGAAATGTCGATCATTATCTCGCGGTCGGCGTCCTTGATGGTTTGGCTAAAGACCTCGAATCCGCGACCGTTGCTTTCCAACAGTCGAATATCCCAGCCAGGAGGCAAACCGAATACGGTATTGATCCCCCATTGCATGACGCGACGCCAAAACGTCTGCTTCTGTTGATCGCTTGCACCTGCGGGCGCAACCGCTACGCGCGCCGGATTTGCGAGTTTGTTGTTATAATTCTCGCGATACAGTCCAGCGTGATCTTTAGCGACATACGCTCGAGCAAGCGAAGGCCAAAGGCCTCCGCGCCACGGCTCCTGATATCCGCCAGGAGTATGAAGAACCCATCGCCCATCACCAGGAGTAACTGGCAACCGCCCGGCGATCGAAAGGAAATACCACCGATCTTCCGACCAAACGTAGCGAAGGAATTCTGGATTTAGCCGAACGAATATCGGCTCGTCACGCCCAGGAACCGGCAGGTATTCCGCGACGGCTACGCCAAGTGTAATTCCATCTGACGTGAATTGTTCGAGCTCTTTGGCCGGGTGAACCCGGTCGAATAACCCGATGTCGTCGCTGCCCTCCAAGTCTGCAACGACCGAGGGAGTGCCGCGAAATATCCGGGGTAGGCGGATAAGACCGCCAGCCCGCGTGGACATAAGACCAGAATACGTTCCATCCCTACGCAAGCTCGCAACGAGGCGCGCTGCTTTTGAAAGGTCTCCGCTGTCCGCTAAGATAATTGCGTGCTCGACATCCTGTTGCAGCCAACGCGTTTGCGCTGTCGGACGGAGCGGGCGCTCGAGCCGCTCTTGCTCGGCATATCCCTCAAATATGCTTTGCGGCGGCTGCGGCCGGTAAAAGGGCAGGAATAGCGACGCGAAAATACGTCGGAGAATCCCTTGCTCTGACGCGCGAACAAGGTTCATGCGCCCCCCCAAGCGTATGGATCGAGCCCACCCTGATATGGATCGACGGTCTCCACTCCATCGTCCGCATCATCTTCCTCGTCCACACGCCGCGCATGGCGCGAACGCACGAGCGCCGCCTCAGCGAACGCGATGAACTCGCGCGCTGCCCCCCAGCCATCGGCGTTGCTCGTTGCACGCACACCGATGATGTACGGGCTGGATGTTGCCCCCTAGAGCATATTCTCACCCGTCTATCGTTTGACGCTTGAAATCAGCCAGAATCGAAGCCAAAACGTTTGGAGCTCTCTTTGCCAATTCAGTCGTTACAAACTGCAAAACCTCGGCATGGTCAGGCGGCCAGGCGAAGACCGGAATGCCATACTCCCGTCTCAAGATTTCACGATGCTTCGGCTCTGGGATCTTCGCCCCGCTCACCCACCGCGAAACCGTGGACTGAACCACCCCGCAGATGCGCGCAACATCCGCCTGCGAGGCCTTGACCTGCCCAAGCATCCTTGACCCTTGCGAGCGCATTACACGCCTCCGTACGGGCTCAGCGGCCCGTCGTACGGAGATTGATCGGTCCACGGCCCATCGTCACCATCTGCGCTCACCGCCATGGGCACGTCGATTTCCCCTGGCTCATCGTCGTAATACACGCTGAGGGTGAGCGCATCGAACGAGTCAGGCGACCGTCCTAGCTCTTTGCGCAATACCTTTTTTGAGACGATTTTTGCCTTACCATTTTCCATTTCGACGATGCGAATTTTTGCCATTTCCTCCTGCAATTTTCCGTCACTAGGAATTCCTAGCTCGTTCAGCCTCTCGACCAGATTGATCGCCAATTCATCGCGCACGAGAGCAATCTCGCGCGGATGGCGTCGTGATTTGTCCGAGCCGCGAATGCCTCGAACTTCAAACGTTGCGCCCGAACGCTCGGCCTCCGCTACGAGCGCGGAGTACACTTTTGCGCCAACATCGCCGTCGCGGTCGATCACTACGAGGGCTTTTTCATTTTGCAGCCTGAGATCTAACTTGTTCGGCGGATGGTGCCGAATATCCCGAATCATTCCGTTTATTTCGACAACATGCCCATCCTCGGATAATCCTCGTCGACGTCGAACCCAAAGCACCTTGTGCCCGCGACGTGGAGCGAACGCCGTCTCGTCACCGAGTCCGGTTTTTCCGGCAGGGTCGACACCAATCACAATCCTGCCTGTGGGCGTCATGCCCTCCCAGCGCCTCGTAGCGGCCTCTACAAGCGCGTCGGGGTAAAGCCTTGACCCTTGCAGGTTCGCCGCTTGCCCGAGCACGTGGACGCGGTACAGAGGCGAATCCTCGCCCCACTGCCGTTTGCGCGCTTCAACCCACTCTCGCGTCGCGATGCCAGGCACGACAATCTTGCCAGCTCGAACGTTTGGCGAGTCAATCGAAGACAGCCGCACGACGTCGAAGTCAAGCTTTCCGGAAAAAGAATCGAAAAAGTAGCCCTCGTCGCGGGTAGGGTTGCCGGTGAGAAGGAGGTCTCCACCGCCAGCCAAATTGCCCTCCAAAGCGACGAACATGTCGTCGTCGATTCCGCTCGCTTCGTCAGCAATAATCCGCATTTTTGGAGCACGAAGACCCTGAAAACTGTCTGGATCTTTGGCCACCATCCCTAGGATTTGAGACCCATCAGCAAACTCCATCCCTGTTGCTGCCACTTTGGCGAGGTTCACACCAATTGGAGTTTTTGCGCTAGCAACCAATAACCGCAATTCACGCCACAATATCCGTTGAACCTGTTTGAAGGTTGGCGCCGTAAATACGACCATTGCGTTAGGGCCTTCGGTAGCCGCGAAATGAAGACCCATGCCTGCGCCAAGACGACTTTTCCCGACTGATCGTCCGGACGGAACGCTAACCCGACATCCTCCGTTTACTCGTTTGATTTGCGAGGCTTCGAGGACTCGGATTTGTTGATCGGTTGGCTCAACACCCAATATGTCACGAAAAAATGCAACCGGCCTGTTCCGGTACAATGCGAACGAGACCGGATTCGACGCGACAGCTCGAGCGCATACCCTATCGAGCTCGCTGACGAGCGTAAGCGCCCTGGTTCTTCGTTCACGTCGTGCTGAAATCACGTTTCAAGCGTCGCTAACGCGCCCTGAATATCCCTCGCTGCAACGGGGTGTTTTTCTAGCGCAGGATAGATTGCCTTGAGGATTTCTTGCCAAGCCTTGGATCGAATGATCTGGGGTACGGTGATTTCACCCTCGCCTTGAAGTTTCGCGAGCCGGTCGGACGCGTCGGCCTTGCCTCGGAGAACGGACGCCCACGCCGTGGCGGAATCGTCGTCGGTCATGGCCCCGATCCGTTCATTGTATTTCGCGATTGCCTCGCGTAGACCATCGATTCCGCGAAGTTTGGCAACTGAGATTGATGTGTTTTCGTTCTTTGGAGGCCGAACGACTGCCGTTTCCTCCGTCGACCAGTCCGACAATGCAATTCCGTACCTTGTAAGCTGAGATCTCAGATCTCCGCTGGCATTTCTTTTTTCATTGGCTACCTGAGAAATCATGGTCCTCGAAAGCCCCACCCTCTGACCGATAGCAGTCGCTCCGTATTTTTTTATTAGGTGAGATAATTTTTGGGTCGCAAAGCTCATTATTTCGCTCCTGTTCCGCATTTTGATTATCCGGAGGATCCACGCATGCGCGCGGTAGACCTCGCGGCCTGAAACTCCCCCATACTGTTCAGGCGTAATTCTTTCTTTTTTCGAGTGCAACAAATGTTCGAATTGTTCGCATTGCAGCATCAATCGAATCCGCTCCGAAGTCGTCAGGTTCCCCCTGAAAAATGGCCGCCTCTTTGAATTCAACTAATTCAACCATCAGCTTTTCTCCCATTTTGATCATGTTGCGACTGCTGACAACGAAAACATCTTTGTTCGTGTCGGGTTTCCTTTTCGCCCATACGGGGCGTCTTACCCGCAAAACCTTACCCATATTATACCTACCTTTCCTATCCCATCCGTTAGTTTAGCTTGAGCCTCGAACCTGTACTTGCACTTGCAGTGTAATTTTGAACAACCCAAACAGGTTGTGGTCATGCTAAGTCATTGAAATGTAATGATAAAGTGTCAAAAGACCACAACCACCACGGCATCAGACGCGTTTTCTTAACATCGTGGCAGGAAATCATCGATCCTGATCACGACCTCTTTTGATCCACCCACGACACTTTCATCAGATCCTCCATACGTACGATGAAATAGGTTGTGGGGGTTGTGGCTATAGCCATTATCTACTTGTTTTTCCGGCTCATCGATAGCCACAACCCTAGCCACAACCCCCCCGTCATCTTGATGATGGGTTGTGGCTACAGGTCGCTTCCACCAATACCGGACTTTTTTACCCTCCGACCCTTTGCGAACGCTTGCGTGGACGTCTTTGACCCACCCCAGTTGTTTCATCAACGTGGCGAGCCGTGTCTCGAGTCTCGTGTTGACGTCAGATTTGTCTACGCCACACGCCCCTGTCAGCACGGTAGCCGTCGTGAATCCTCCGCCTTCTCTTATCGGCGCCGCAAGCCATTCCTCGAGGAGAGGAAGCCAAGGATCTTGTGGCCTCCTATCGGCCTGCTCTGCCTCGCACAATGCCCGAAACTCTGACGTGTCCGCATGCCAATGCTCTCCTCGTTGGTACCTGACTCGAGCCTCTGCCCAGAGTTGGTCGCGATCACGCGCGATGCCGGCAACATCAATGCGTGGTGTTTGAATCGGCCAAAATCGTCGATTCCCGGTGTGATCTTCCAGGTACTGGCTCTCGTTCGTCGTGCCAGCAAAAACGCACTGGCGTGGAAAATCTTTCGCTCTACGACCGTAGGACGGGCGGTACGTGTCCTGGCGAGCCGAGATGAAATTTTTCACTCGTGTCACTTCGCGCCCGCGAATCGAATCGAGCTCTCCGAACTCGTAGATCCACTTGCGTCGCATCGACTGGTACGAGTCCTTGTTTCCGATCTCGAGCCCCGTGTCAGCGAACCACCCTTGACCGGCCAGGGCTTCGAGCGCCGTAGACTTCCCCGTGCCCTGCTGCTGGCTTTCCAGAACCAGCATGCAGTCGACCTGGCAGCCAGGCGCAAAAGCTCGCGCAACAGCCGATATGAGCCAGCGCGAGCCAATTCCGCGCGTGTACGGGGTGTCTTCAGCGCCAAAGTACTTCACGAGCCATGTGTCGATCCTTGGCTCGCCGTCCCACGCGAGCGACGACAGATAATCGCGCACCGGATGGATCTCGCGTCGATGCGCGACCGTCAAGATCGCTTGATCGACAACAAGCGGCGACACTGGCAGATCGCATTCACTTGCAAGCCACGAAGCCGTGCGCGCTGAGTCCTCTTCGGTCCACTCTCCAGACGCATAGCGTACGGGTCGATCCTGATACCGCATCGGCGGCTCACGCAGCGTTACAGCGGCCTCGGCAAAGGCGTCCCATGCGATGACGTCGCGCCATGCTGAGTGCGAGGTCAGGATGGTCACGACATTAGCCACATGGTGCAGCGGCGAGCCGTCGTTGCCACGTACGAGGGCAGGGGTGCCAACGATCTCAACGACGGCCGAGACGTCCTCTTCCTCGCCTCCAAGCGCCCGTTTGGCGGCTTTGAGCTCCGAGTCAGAGAACAGGGCTACCCAATCGGCGATCGTGCGTCCTGCGCAGTGTGCGTGCGAGCAATGAGGGTAACCGAAAGATTCGCCAGGCGCCGGCGCGAAGAGCACCGTCGACGAGTCATGATCGGAGCCTCCCGTGTGCTCGCTCGACCACGGGCAGAGGATCGTGTGTCTGCCTCCAACGTCACGCCCAACCCATCCACGTGCAACCATCGCGTGGTACAGGATGCCCACCCCGTGTGACAGAACAGGGACCGCGTCTTCCTCTTTTCGAGGCTTATTTTGTTTTTCCTTGACGTTCGCTAAATTATTTGCTTCCGCAATGTCCTCTGCGGTCGGCTCACACGTCCAGAGACCAACGCGTTCTGGATCGCCAATTGTCTCGCGCCGCTCTTGTACTCCGTCACGGAGCACACACGGGTAGCGGTACAGGCGTGTAGCGTCCTTGCATGCAGCGTCAGCGACAATCTGGTAGACGCGTCGCAGGTAAACGACCCACGAGCAATACAGTTTTTTCCAGCGGTTTAGGCCACTTCTGCCATGTATCTTGACACCATCAAGTGCATAGACTAGCCGGTACCCACCGCGTGTACGATACACGTATCCGCCGGGCATGTCAGCGAGCAAACGCGTGACCTTTGGTAGCTCGACGAGCCACCACTCATCAACATCGCTGAGAGCTCCGTGGTCGGGCGCGTCAACGTCGAACACGGCGAGCGCCATCTCGATGTCTTCGAGCTGCTCGAACGCTTCGGTCGTGAGTCGCTGCGCATGATCTGGCGCAAAATAAGCAGCGAAATGCGCGTCTGAACGGTGCTCGTATGTGAGCGCTCGAGCGAGCGGCCAGCGTGGCCACGTCTTCGCATCGTCGTTCTTCGGCCACCCCTTCACTTTCGCGTCACGGAAGATGGAGACCGGGCGCCGGGCAAGCACATTATCTTGGTCGTTGTCAAGAGGAATGAAATGCGGATCTACTTCTTTACGGCCAGGGGTGGCATCGATGCCACCCCCCGATTCCACCCCCCTGGCATCGCTGCCACTTCGTTCATCGCTGCCACTATTTACACAATTGACGGAATTTTGAGCCGGTGGAATCGATTCCACTTCGCTCATCGGTGCCACTTTCGAGGGTGGCATCGGTTCCATTGGTTCCATCGGTGCCACTTTCGAGGGTGGCATCGGTTCCATTGGTTCCATCGGTGCCACTTTCGAGGGTGGCATCGGTTCCATTGG